GCCCGCGTTTGAGACAATCAATAACTGCTTGAGTTAATTCAACTTTCATTTATTCTCCCTTACCAATTTGTTAAACATCTTTCGCGCAGCAGTAGCAGGATACGCAGAGGCCCGCGTAGCAGCTCGCGCAGCAGCGAACGCAGCCTCCCACTCGGCATCCCGCGCAGCAGCAGCCCAAACAGCCTCACGAGCAGCAGACCCAGCAGAAACCCTTGCAGCGGCCAACGCAACAGCCCACTTAGAAGACCACTCAGCATAATTCGCGGCAGCCCTTGCAACAGACCCCGCGGCTTTGCGTATTGACTCATCTCCGGTCATCAAATAATCAAAAACAACATCATCTGTGCCGTTTGGGTATAAGTGGACAACAGATAGAGCCTGCACCCTCGCAAAATATCGCAGCAATTCTGTGGCATCAGTCTGATAGACTGCGCGGCGATAGTGCGAGCATCCCTTATCGTCCTGCTCTAAAAAGTCTCCCTTGATTTCAACGCGCCGAAGGTTGGCGCCCGGTGCGTCTTGCAGGGCGTCAAATGGGTCACGCGACCAGTGTAAGCCTGATTTGCACATTTCAAGTTTTCCTTCGTAATGCTCCCACTTTCCAACTTTAGGCAACGGCGAGCCATCACGCAGTTTGTCCGCAGTAAAATGCCATGCAAAAAATGTTTTCATTTTGTTGCCTTTTTTAACTTGATAAAAACTTTCCGTTTGTAATCACGTTGCCGCCGTATGAGTTCAAGCCGCTGGCCGCACACACCAGTAGCTACGGCCTTGTCTAGCCGCCTTTGGAATATCTTCAAGTCATGCTCGACCTCTTGCAAATATGTCATCCCTGTTTCAGCAGAGAAATCCTCTGCTGGAACCCAAAACGATATTTTCCTCGCCCCGCGCACTAAATGTATTTGCGGCAGTAATGCGTCAAAAAAAGTCATCAATAAAACTCCTTCAAAATTGGCGCACGTTTTACATCCCGTAATTTTCTTAACGCCTTACTCTCGATAGCTCGGATTCGTTCTTTTGATAATCCGTGATGATTCCCGACTTCTTGTAACGTTGAATCATTAACAAATCGTTGCTGCAAAACGTCTTTTTCTCGCGGCTTGAGAGTTCCTAAAACCTCATTTACGATTGCCGATGTCTCTGCCGCCAGCAGTGAGTCCTCTGGCGATGGCAGGTAGTCGGTTCTGTCTTTCTGCTCTAGTAAATGCTGCACGAGGTTTGCATCTATAGCCCGCTCACCGCTGTTTGTTTTGAGCTTGATAGTCAACTGCTGCTCTGTCCAAAGGTCAGTAGGTGCCGCACCTAGCACTTCCATAACCAACTTTGCATTCTGCGAAAACTCTCCGCTTTGCAGAATTGGCGCGTCTCGCATGGCGACAAGATTATTTATTCTGCCCATTCCCAAGCCGCAAGCGCGCTCGAATTCGGCAACCGAGGTGTAACCTTGTGCCTCGATTGCAGACAAAAGCAGATTATTGCGGACGCTAACTTTTAACCTAAACTCTTTCATTTCCGTCGGTTCCACTTTTCGATGGCCATTTCGACCGACTGGATACCGTCCTGGTGCGGTCCGATTGCCATGCATTCAGGGCAGCAGATAGCAATAATGCCCAGCTCGATCTCGTCAACCTCGATGTCGTCGTGCCCGCAAAACGGGCAAGGATCAATCGACGGTTTCTGGCTGCGCTCCTTTGCGCGGTTGGCAAGATAATCTTCGCGCTCGGTATATTCGCGGTCCAGCTCGTTAAATGCGTTGCTGCTCATTTTTAGGCTCCTGTAACAGAATGATTTATCTCGTCGGCGGTTATCATGCCGCCGGGTCTTAAGCTGACTACAATTTGCGAGCTGTAGCTTTGAATGATAACGGTGTCAGGAATGCCACCGTTGGCCGCGCAGAAATCCCGCAACGCTTTTTGTAATTCTTTAGTCGATATAGTGGCTGTTTGGATCCTCATTTTGTCCCCTTTTTGGCGCGTTTCGGCGCGGCGGCTTTTTCCCAAGGCAAATCATCAATCAAGTCGGCAAACGGTGCTGGCGCCGCCGGTTTAATGTCGCAATCGAATTCCTGTTTAAAGTTGGTCAGGCCAGCATCACCGAGTAAGCTCTTGTCGGACAAATTGGTAATGTCCTGGCTGCTATAGACAGGCTGCTGGAACTCGGTGCCTGTCAGCTTGTTGCGGTAAGTCAGCAGGTTATTGGCGCTGGCGTCCATCAGCTCCGCGAACCGACCGAGCAAGGTCGGGATATGCCGGTGTTCACCGCAGCCGGCGCGCTGGGAGGCTACGTCCATGTCAGGTTTAGCCTGGGCGCAGCTCCAGCGCCCGTCCCCGTCGATCTCAGGGGTCGAATGGGCGCAAGTGCGGCAGCTCACCGCGGGCGCCTCGGTGCCGTAGCATTGGTCTTTAAACCGGCAGAATTTGCAGGTAAACCCGGCTGCGCTGTCAGCAATCGTCACCGCGGGTTCTGGCGCCGTAATGATGCGCTCGGCTCGCTGGATCGCCCGGTCAAATGCGTCTTTCTCAAATTCAAGGCGCTCGGCGTGGATCTCGTCTGTGTCTTTGTTAACCATCAGATACATGGCGCGTGTCAGACTAGCCCAGCCCATGTAGACTTGCATCTGTTGCCAGTGCTGCGGCTTGGACTTCTTTACCCCATTTTTCACCATGGCGGCAAAGCTCTTGGCGTTCGCTGTTTTAAATTCCAGCAAATGCGGCGTTTTGGGCGCCTCCGGCAGGCCCAGGCCAACACCATCGAGACTGCCGGCGAAGTGGCCGCCTAATGCCTTGTATCGCCATTGGTTGCCATCCTGGTCTTTGTCCCACACCTCTACGCCTATGGCCCGCAGATCAGCTATCAGGCGCGCCTCTTGGTGGTTGCCGCTGTCAAACAGGCGCAGCATCCGGCCGTCAAAGTCTGCCGGTTTAGCCCAGCGGAATGATAACCACAGGTAGCGGTCGCATTCGTGGCCAATCTCAGATGCGCCTAAGTGCGGGCGTCCATGCCTGTCGGCGGCGGTTTCGTAGTGCTTGAAAATGGCGGTGCGGGTGCTGTTTTGCGGTTCTGGCAATTGCGTCATCATTCTCCCCTTTTCATTGCCCTGTCTATACCATCGCTCAACCCACGATATCCGTCTGCGGCTCCTACATACCAAGTGCCATCTTTTCCGTTATGTTTTTTTCGTAACCACCGATACCTTTCCACATCCTTGCAAACTTTGGAAAGCTGGTTCTCAAGATATTTAATTTTCATTTCAAGCAGTGATTTGTTCATACATCCTCCGATGACGCCGGGGCGTTGCCGCCCCAGCGGGTTTGTTACTTCTTCGCCCAGGGGGTTGCGGTTGCAACCTTGCCTGTCGCAAAGCCTGCCGGTGCCGCGGGTTTGGCTTTCGGCGCCGGGGCGCTGACCGCTTGGCTGTAACCCTTGATGCGGTTGGTTTGCTGGCCGCTCATTGGGTTGAGTTCCTGGATCACATCAACAATAAGCGGGCGGTCGTGCAGCTCCTCGCTGTCCTGCGGCACGAGGATGCCGACGCAGTGACAGATGGCCGACAGCTCGCGCTCGGCAATGCTCACCGCGGTCGCGTTGGGGTTGACCAGGTTCAGGCGCGACCAGAGTTTGCGCCCTTCGTACTGCCCACCGACCACATCAAAGGTCAGTTGCAGGTATTGGCCAGTCCCGGCTTTGGTGTCTTTCATTTCCGATGCCGAAATGATGGCTTCGTAACGACCCGGCGGCAGGGCGTCGAACGACTGTTGCGGTTGTACTTCTGCTGCATTGAAATTTAAAGCGGCCATGATTTATTTCCCTTTGGTTTGGTTAGTTGGTTCGGTTGTGGTCGTCATTGCTTCTGCCAGAGTTGACCATTCCAACGGCAGTGTATCGGGTAGGCTGTAGCGGTTCTTCGCAAGGTAGGCCGGTTTCTCGCTAGTGTGCAGCAGGCGCTCGCCGGTGCTGATCCCGCGGCTTACTTTGTTATTGAAACCAACGTCGCTGGATTTGACGATCGTCTTGTAATTAGCAAAACCAACAATGTCACACCACTCTTGCACAAGTGCCGATGACCTGGCTTGCAGCTTGGGCTGGTAACGCTCATACGGCTCGACTTCAGGGCTGTCGAAACGCTTGATCTCGCAGTGCGCCAGCAGGATAGACGCCATGCCCATGCTACGCAGGGCGGTCAGATCCTCCAGCACCTTGCGCCAGAGGTCGGCGGCGATCACGGCGCCTTTGCCGTAGGCCAGATCCTTAGCTTCATACTGGCTATTGATTTGTTCCCATATCAGGTTGTCCAGCCAATCGAGCGAGTCGATCACCACCGTTTGGAAGTCGTGTTCGCCTTTCAAGGAAGCCAAAGCCTCCTGAACATCTTTGTAGCTTTTGGCAACAGGAAAGTGATCCGCTTCCAAGCGCCCGAGGCCATCTTCGGTCAGTATGAAAATGGGGTTGGGGGCGCTGGCGCCGAAGGTCGTCTTGCCCAGCCCATGCGGGCCGTAGACCATGATGCGCGGCGGTTGGATGCTGGTGTTTCTGCTGATTGCCTGTAAGTTTATAGCCATGATTCCTCCGGTTAAAAGCTGAAAAGTAATACGATGAAAATCCAACCTGCTACGACTGTTGCTACGACGCACGAGGCGGCGCCTAGTATTTCAAAAGTATTCATATCTGCCCCCGATCGTTGGCCATTTCTTGCGCCAGCTCCTCGACCATATCGGTGTCAGCATAATGAGACTTGAGCATCTGTTCGACTTGGGTATACAGGCGCTCGATGCGGGGTTGCAGTGCTTGTTTGTTAGTGCTCAAGACTGCGACCACCAGTTCAAAGGCGTAGCTGGTATCCAGATGGTCTGCAATAAACTCGTAGAGGTCTACTCGTGCCTTGCCGCTACGCGGGAAATGACCGTAGTCCATCGTTGCTTCAACGATGTCGGTGAGAGCGTCGGAGCGGTCGCGCTCGCTCACTATCGCTTGCGCTCGGTTCAGCGGGTAGCAACGCGGGCAATCTTCTGCTCCGCAGTTGCAGCGTTCAGGGGCGCTCATGCTGCCACCTTGCAGAAATTCTCTGCATCTTTGCGATTGCAAAAATAAGCAACTGCATTGCCGCTTGCAGTGCGAACCAAAAAACAGAATTTTGGGCGGTTGTCCCATGTAATGATGAATTTCATTTTGTTTCCTTTTGGTTGGTAGGTCGGTTGGGTGCGCCCCCGAAGGGGCGCGATCGGTTAGCGTTTGCCGCGGGAAAAAATCAAATCGCCATCAGCGGCGCGGAACAAAATATTTTTTGCGATGTTAAGAGTTTTGCGGGCGCCTTCGCTGTCGTTGTTTTGTAATTGTTCTTGAGCATCTGACATGAGGCCGGCGATTATCATGCTGGCGCCGCAGCCCTGATAAGTAATCGTTTCGGCAAGACGTTCAACATACTGATCAATGTCAAATACGCCGTACATTTTGAGGTTGCGTTCTTGCTGTGATGAGGCCATTTTGTTTCCTTTAGGTCGGTTGGTAGGTCGGTTGTTTTGCTGCACCTGCTGAAACGGATAGTGCCTACATGTTTACGCCGTGTCAACAACAATATTCAAATTATTTGTGGTATTGTGCGATTCTTGTCATTTAGTCAATAGAAGGTTATATATGTACATAATGGTGAAAGATGCAGCCGCGAGGCTAAAAGTCAGCCGACAGTGGGTCAATACCTTGATAAATAACGGGAAAATCTCTACTGCTATCCTGGCCGGTCGGCGGGTTGTTATCGCTGACAAGGCGTTCCAGGCGCTGGAGCGAGGGCGACGGAAGGTGGGGAAGTGAATGAGCTGGCTCTTTTCGCGGGCGCTGGTGGAGGAATACTCGGAGGCAAACTCCTCGGCTGGCGAACCGTTTGTGCAGTCGAATGCGAACCATATCCTGCAAGCGTATTGTGCGCCCGACAGAATGACAAAATTCTCGCGCCTTTCCCGATTTGGGATGACGTTCGCACCTTTGACGGAAATCCGTGGCGAGGAATTGTTGACGTTGTATCGGGAGGATTTCCTTGCCAGGACATCAGCGCAGCAGGACACGGTGCCGGTATCTCCGGCAGTCGATCAGGACTCTGGTCTGAAATGGCAAGGATTATTGGGGAAGTACGACCACGCTACGCATTCGTGGAAAACAGCCCAATGCTCACTTCTAGAGGACTTGGAACAGTCCTTGGAGATTTGGCCGCGATGGGGTTTGATGCGCGATGGGGTGTCGTATCAGCAGCAGACGTTGGTGCGCCACACCTTAGAGAGAGAATCTGGATTGTGGGCTACTCCGACAACAATGGACAAACTGCCACCGAAATCAGAGGCGG